ATGAACATCAAGCGCCGCAACAAGACCTTCCACCTGATCAAGCGAGTCCCGAAACGCTACGAGGCAATCGAAGCGCGCAAAGTCATGTGGATCAGCCTTCACACTGATTCTGAGACCGTTGCACGGCAGAAGGCCCCGACAGCATGGCAGAACATAGTTGAGGCATGGGAAGCCCGACTTGCGGGCGACAGCGACGACGCAGAACGCCGTTTCGAGGCGGCGCGGGAACTCGCCCAAGTTCGGGGCTTCCGCTACCTCGCCGCTGATCGGGTCGCCAAGTTGCCACGCGATGAGTTCCTTGAACGGGTCCGCGCCGCCGTCCGGCCCGACGGTGAGCCGGATCGAATAGAAGCTGCGGCCGTCCTTGGCGGAGCGAAGGAACCGCCGATCACAGTCGAGCGGGCGCTTGAACTTTTCTGGACACTGGCGAAGGACCGAACGCTCGGCAAAAGCGAAGACCAACTTCGTCGATGGAAGAATCCACGCATGAAGGCAATCCGCAACTTCGTCGAGCTCGTCGGCGACAAGAACATTGCCGAGATCACGGCCGACGACATGCTCGACTTCCGCGACTGGTGGGTTGACCGGTTGGCGTCGGAAGGGCTGGCCCCGAATAGCGCAAATAAAGACCTGTTCCATCTCGCCGACACGCTGAAGACGGTCAACAAGATGAAGCGACTTGGACTGGTGCTGCCCGTCGGCAATCTTTCCTTCAAGGACGGAAAGAAGCACAAGCGCGAGCGGCCACCTTTCTCTACCGAATGGATCAAGACCAAGTTGCTCACGCCGGGCGCGCTCGGCGGGCTCAATACGGAAGCGCGCTGCATAGTGCTCGGCATGATCAACACGGGCTATCGCCCAAGCGAGGCGGCCGGGCTTCTGCCGGAGCACATTCGTCTTGAACACGACGTCCCGCATATCTCCATTGAGCCAGTCGGACGGCAGCTGAAGACGGACCAGTCGAAGCGGGTGATCCCCCTCACGGGCGTCAGCCTCGAAGCCTTCCGGCATTGCCCGAAGGGCTTCCCGCGCTATCAAGAAACCAGCGCCAGCCTCAGCGCCACGGTCAACAAATTCATGCGGGAAAACGGCCTGCTGGAGACGCCCGACCATGTGCTCTACAGCTTGCGCCACTCGTTTGAAGACCGGATGCTTGCAGCCGGAGTCGACGAACGTATCCGCCGGGACATCTTCGGACATCGGCTTGACCGGGAACGCTATGGCGCGGGCGCGACGCTGGAACATAAGCGGGACATCCTTCAGGCTATAGCCTTCTGACCGGCAAGGATCGCCCGCGCCCGTGCTACCGGGTCGGATGCTTCCAAGCTGGCAATTTCGATTTCAAGCCGTTCGAAGATCGGCGCATAGACCGGGTTCTCGACGACGAGTTTCGCCACGGCCGCCCGTAGGCGGACCAATTCGTTCTTTTCCATGGAACGCCCTCAAAGGGCGTGGTCCCGTTGAAGAGCGCGAGCGAACGTAGCGGTCAGGATCACGTTCGCCTGCGGGAGTGGGTTTAGAATGCTCCGTTGAGGCGCACGTCGGTCGTGCCAGACGGATTGACTGCCGTGGCGACGGATACGCCGATCTTGGTGTTGCCGGTCGCCGTGGTCGTGACCAGCTTCGCCGTATTGTCCCAATAGATCGGTTCGCCGACAGCCATCACGTCCGTTGAAACCTTGGGCAGCGTGAAGACGCCGACGGTCACGACATCGACTTCAGCGCCCGACTCGGCGTCGCCAGCGGCCACACCGAAGATGCTGCCTTTCAATACGCCGTCGCCGCTCGACACGGCGTAAGGCGCGGGGAAGGTCAGATTCTCGCCCTTCTGCACATAGTTCTTCATGGTCAGATTCCTTTCGAAGTCTTGAAGAGGATGGTGTTGACGGGCTTGGCCTGTGCCGCCGCAATCGCCGCGTCGGCGGCAGCGAGCGCCCGGGCCATTTCGGCGTCCGACTTGTAAACAACGGTTTCGCCGTTCTGGTCACGGAACTCGCGCACGCCATGAAGTCGCGCTTCAAAGAGCGCGTCTCGCCAAGCCTGAAGCTGTTGCAGCGAAGCAGCCATGACGATCAGAGACCCGGATTGCGGTAAGCACCCCGGAAGTCGGTTGCGCCGCAACCGAAGTCCAGCACGACGCGGAATTCTTGCCCCAGAACGTCCCAACCTTCGCGGCTCGCCATCTGCGGACCTTGGGCGCTGGACAGGTAAGCATATTCGAGCACGGGCAGGACGGCCGGATCGGCGAAGACGTACCACGACTTGTCTGTGATGCGCGGTTCGACCAGCAATTCCAGTTTGCCGGAGAACGGATTCGCCGTGGCGACGGTGGCCGCATAAATCGCCGCCAGCAACTTTTCGGCGCTGGTCTCAAGTTGCGGCCCGACGACCAGATACTTCGGCGCAGCATTGATCGGCGTCTTGCCGTCAAGCGCCTTTACGCCGCGCATGGCGAGGCGGGCAGCGGACAAATTGGCTTCGTCCAGCGCCGTGCCCGCCCCCGCGAGGTTGCCGTGGTCGGCGTGGAAGAGGCGCTTGTTATCCTCGCCCATGACCGGACCCGCCCCGCTCGACTGGCGGAAAAGCGTGAAAAGCAGGTTGTTTTCGGTTTCGGCCGCCATCCGCCCGGCGGTCGCGCCCCAATCCCGAAACGCGCCAAGATCGTCATTGATCAGCGCCTTGCGCGATAGCGCGAACATGGTTCCGTAGGTGTCGAGTGCATAGGACTCGGCTGCCTCGCCCCGCGTCGTGCTCTTGATTTCGCCGGACTCAGAGACCTTTTCCAAAAGACCAATGTCCGACAGCTTCAGCTTGGAAGCGGCCCGGAAGTCGGGAAGCGTCGTCTGCCGCGCAAGTAAGGTCTTCAATGGCGACCCGGCGACCTGATAAGCAGCCATCAAAGTTCGATGGCCGACTCCCGTCAGAAGTTGGGGAAAGTCGCTGGTCGTGTGCATAGCCGCACGGAAGAGCGTGTCAGCGTCCATGCCGCGCGTCGAGACACCCGCCGATTCGACCAGTGCGCGGGCGTGGTCGCGAAGCGTGTCGCCCATGAAGGGGCGAGCTTCGTCTGTCGGCGCGGTTCCGCTCACGCGAGCGTAAAGCGCCTCTTCGCGACGCGTGCGGATCACGGCCGGGTCTTCGCTGGAGGGGCTCACAATGCGGATTCGGGGCGAGTTGCGGGTCCGCGCCTGCATCGCCTCGAATGCTTCAGCACGGGCTTCCGTGATGGACAGGTCGCGGTCAATCATGTCGTCCGCTTGTTCCGTCGTCATACCCGCCGCGCGGGCGATAGTACGGATGGTTGCACGGGTTTGGGCCGGAGTGTCTTCGGCCGGGGGGTCGATCACTTCGTCTTGCATGTTTTCGCTCCGAAAGGTTGCGCCCGGATCGGCCGGGACCGGCACGGCGGAAACTTCAAAGATCGACCACGCCGCCGCCGTGCGGACGCGGACCTTGTTTTCGAGGGAGTCGGCCCAGCGTTGGACGCGGTAGCCGACAGAGACGCCGCGAATGACGCCCTGCCGGATGCGCTCGACGATCGGCCTCACGTCATCGGACTGAAGCAACCGAATGGTGGCAATCAGCGCGTTGCCTTCGGTGCGGAAGGCGGTCACGACGCCGATAGTGTCGCGGGCGCTTGCCTGCCGGTGGCCATCGAGAACGGGCGCACCGATCAGCCGCGACGTATCGAGTCCGGCCGGGTCAAGCCGCTCGACATAGACCCCGCGCCGGTCGTGGCGCTGCACATCTGAAAACGTCGAGATAGCTGCCTCTACCGTCAACGCCGTCTCATCGAACGACTCGGGCGAGATCACCGCGCGGCGGGTCATCACCTCTTGCGATTCCAGCGACCGTTCCCGGTTCCTAGCTTGCGGCATTGGCGGACTCCTTCTTCATCGGATCGGCGGCAATCTCTTCGTCCAGTTGTTCGATGGACCAGCCGCGTTCGGCTACGGCCTTGCGGCGGCTGGTAAGCCCGGCCTCGATTTCGGCGACGGTCGCTTGCGTGTCCTTCAGCGGATCGACCTGAAGCGGCTTTGGTGGCAACCACTCGACGGCCAACCATTCGCGGCCGAAGTCCCCCGCGTCGAGTTCGCCGGACAAAGCGGCGTAGGTGATCGTGCGCCGCCACACGGGGGAGAGGAACTGCGGAACGAGGGTGCCGTATTGGATTTGCTCGACGCGCTGGCGGAACGGCAGAAGCCCAGCCCGAAGGCTGGAATAGTTCGCCCCGCTCAAGTCGCCGTCCACGAAATGCGTCGGCAGGCCCAGCCCGGCGGCAAGCTGCTGAAGATTGAGCCGAAGGAAGGCAGCCACTTCGGCCGTCTGCTGGGGCGTCGAAAACTTGATGTCCATGCCCGTCGGCAGACGGCGCAACGTGCCGGGCTCGAGTCCGGCTTCCAATACACCGCCCTCGCCCGTGCCGTCGAATGGCTCGCCCGCCGTGCCGTTCTGATCAATCAGAAAACCCGCGTGCATGGCGGCGACCTTCACGCCGACAAGTAGGGCGTCGAGAAGCTGGTCTAGCTCACTGGCGGGCAGGATGACCGGCGCAAGCCACGACACGCCCCGCACCTGCCCGGCCGCCAGCGGCTTCATGACGTGCAGGATTTCGGAAGCGTCGATCCGCACGGGTGGCGCGTAGGTAGCGAACTGGTCATGCAGCCGCGAGGGCAGGACGTGATAGGCAGAGCGGCGGCCATCGGTGTCGAACTCGACGCCCTGCACGATTACACCGCCGTTACCAAGTTCGCGCGTCATGGACTCGTCGATCAACTCCGGCGGGATCAGCCGGACGTGAAGACCGTCGCTATCGAGGAACTGGACGAAGGCTTCGCCGTCCACGACAAGACCGCGCGCAACATCGGCCTGCGAGCCCCAAAAGGTCGTGCGGCCGTCGACGTCCGCCTCTTCCGCCCAGGCATTGAACAGCGTCGCCAGCGCCTGCCGGGCGGTCGCGTCGGGATGCTGGGAAGTCGGCATGATGCCGGAGCCGACAAGAGCCCCGGTCCAGTTCGCCACGGCGTTCGCAATCCACGGATTGTTATTAGCGAGATAGCGGGCACGGCCACGAAGGCTCGCCCCGGCGGCCGCCACTTCCGGGTTGATCCGGCTGAAGGTGCCCATGCCCCAGCCGCGACGGCCGCCCGCCGCGCCGTCGAACCGGCGGACGTGCTGCGGCCGAGTCGTTCGGCGGAAGAGATTCAAGGGATTGGGCAACCAGACGGGCATTGTCAGTTCACCTTCCCCCGCGAGTGCATTCGGTCCAGCACGTCACCAAGGTCAATGGCAAGCACGGCACGCTGCGCGAATTTCGAGAGGTCATAGCCAAGGTCGAAACCGCGCCCGGCGGCAGGTTTGTAAAGGCGGGCAGCATGGACGACGTTGGAATTGTCGTGCCGGAGCGTCCACAGTTCGAGCGTCCAGTCGCGGTCGCCTTCCGTATACTTGCGGATGACCAGCGCTCCGGGGGTGTAGCGGGGCACGTCGCCATCGAACGCGGTCGGGTTCCAATCATATAGGCAGTTGGCGACGGCAAGACATGCGCTCTTGTCCCGAATGCCCATTTCGATCAGCCGGAGCAGCACGGCGCATACGATGCAGGTGGCCGGGGTGTAGAGGTAAGCGCCGCGCGACCCAGTTTCGCGATACGGTGCCCACAAATAACCCTGCGAAGAGAGCTGGCGAAGGCTGGCGTGGAGCTTAGCCCGATCCTCGCCGGGCTCGGCGATTGTATCGGCAAGGTCCATGATGGTCATGAAGTGACCGGGGTTGGTCGGGATCGGCTTCGCCAAGCGCGCGTGGGTGTTTTCTTCGATCATGTCAGGACTCCGATTCGGCGTGATCTCGGGTTGCATGATCGACGAAAAATCCAATGATATCAATAAGCTACCAAAAGTTGCTGATTGACCGGAGGTGAAGTCTCGGGTAGGTTCCAAACCTGCCAGACGGGAGTTGTCCCCTGTCAGGCTCCGCTGGCCGGGGTGGGCGACTGCCCCGGCCTTTTTGCTAAGGACGAGCAATGCAGCATGAGTTGAAACGATTGGAAGCGGTTCGCTACGAGGTGAACCAGATGCTTGCCGAAGGCGTCGCCAAGCGCTACCCGCTGGCGATGTCAGTAATCGCGATAAGGCTCATGTTCCGAAAAGAAGGCCTCCCCCAACCCGATGACGTGCTCGCCTTCGCCAGCGGCGGCAAGATCAATATGACCATGGTAGGTGATTGGGAGTCACCTTGGGGTTGTTAACCAACCCCAGGTATTGTTGCCCGCAACGACTCGCGGGGCGGCTATGAACCTTTTCATCGACACGAACATATTTCTCGACTTTTATCACTTGTCCGGTGCGGACATTGAAGAACTTCACAAGCTCACTGCCTTTTTAGAAGAGGGTGGCTTGAAGCTGTTCGTCCCGCACCAGCTTTGCGAAGAGTTCAAGCGCAACCGAGATAGCAAAATCAAAGATGCGATGATTGAATTTAAGAAGGCGAAATTCACAATCAGTTTTCCAGCCTTCTGCAAACTGTATCCCGAGTATAAAGAGCTTCAGAACACGCTGAAGGAAGCGAACACGAAACATGCCGAACTCTACCAGAAGGCAATGGATGACGTGAACGCCGTCGCGCTCAAAGCGGACGCAGTAATCGAGGACCTTTTCGGAAAAGCGAAGATCGTCGCGATAAGCAATGACATTTTCAACAGGGCGCTAATTCGGTTTCGAATGGGGAACCCGCCCGGCAAAAAGAAAGTGACCATCGGCGATGAAGTGAATTGGGAAGCGTTGCTGGAATCAGTCCCTAAGGGCGAAGACCTTCATCTCGTTTCCGGCGATAGCGACTATACCGCCGCCATGGATGGCGACAAATTTAACACGTTCCTCGACAGCGAGTGGAGGACTAAAAAAGAATCTTCGATCAATTTCTACAAATCACTTCAAGATTTCTTCAAGGTGAACTACCCACAGATCAAGCTTGCAAGCGATGTAAAGAAAGGAGCCCTTATAGATAGTCTGGCAAAAAGCGGATCATTCGCGACGACGCATCTAGTAATTGATAAATTGAGACAGATAAATGACTTCTCGCCGAGCCAAGTTGAGCAACTAATACAGATCGCCGAAATGAATAATCAGGTCGGATGGATCATTGGCGACGCCGACGTGTTTGCCTTTTACAAGAGCCTAAAGGACAAATACCAGTATGATATCGCAGTCGAGAGCTTTGAAACGTTGAACCAGTTAATGCCCGAAGAGGAAGAACAAAACGACGACCTTCCGTTCTAGCTGCTAGCGCCCCAGCCACGCGGACTTTATCACGGTCGGGGCTTTCTTCGGCATGGCCGCGCTGGCGACTTCTTCTTCGCGGCGATCCAGATTGGCCGTGACCAGATTGCGAACGGCCATGCCGTAGATGACGCAATCAAGCGACTCAGCCCGGCGGCCGGGGATGCGCTCCCATAGGCGGACGGCCGCGCCGCGCACATAGCGCATGATCAGCCGTTCCGACGCCAGTTCCTCATAGAACCGGGCTTCCAAGCGGTCGCTGAAGCGGACCGTGCGGCCACGCGTCAACCGGCTGGTAAGCTGCCCCTTCAGGCCGTCCACCCCGACGATGAAGAGCTTCGTCCCTTTTGTGTCGGACGCGCGGATAGAAGGGCGATTTCCGGTCGCTCCCTTTAAAGCGTATATACGCCTCGCCATACGAGCCCGTGTAAAGGCGATCACTCGGTCCATAGTCTCTCCATCGCCCGCGTCCACTCCGGCCGCGTCCACGCGCACTATGCCGCCCTTGGGATGCTTCCAAACGGTGCGCAAGGCGTCGTCGAGTTCCGACCATACGTCGTCCCCCATCGGGTCGCCGTAGATAACGGATTGCCCAAGCACGAACACTTCATCACGCGACCAGCCAAGAAACACGATTTCCAGCCGGTCGCGCTGCACGTCGACGCCTGCGGTGATGACCAGCACGTCGGGTGGCATGGCGTCGAGCCCCAACGGTTCGGCACGGGCAGCAAGCGCGGCTTCGTCGATCTCTTCGGCTGCCTCGCGCCAGCCTTGGGCGAGGATGGTATTGACGAAGACCTGAAGCGTGTCGGGGCTCTTCTTCGCCTCGACAAATTCGCTCGCCAGCTTTCCCCAAGAGGCGTTCGCCAGCGTCGAGACAAGGGCGTTGAGGCGGAATCCGGCATGGCCGCGCACATGCGGCGCGGTCGCACGCCAGCGGCCGCCCTCGACCATGGCCGCCTTGTGTCGCTCTTCTACGACGGACCCGCATTCCGGGCAGACGTAGTGCGCCCTCTCCGGCTCGCCTTCCGGCCACTGAATATCGGCCCAGGTGATTTCGTGACAGTGGCCGCATTCCGGGCACGGCACTTCGAAGATGCGCCGATCCGACCGGGCGTAGGACCGGAGCACGTTCGATGTCTCTTCGATGGTGGGCGTGCTGCCCAAGATGATCTTGCGGTTTGCGAAGGACAGTGTGCGCCGTTCCGCAAGCGTGATCGGCGACCCTTCAACGCCCGGCTCCATGGCGTCGGCTTCATCGATCAACAGGACGCGGACATTATGCCGCCGGAGATTACGGGGCGACTTCGCCGCGACGATCTTTAGCGACCCGCCCGCGAAGCGGCGCGACAGAAGCGTGTTGCGACCGGTTTCGTCGGCTTCGGCCGAAAGCAGGCCCCGGAGCGCTGGCGTCGCCTCGAAGATCGGTTCAAGGTCGCTGACGACGTAATCGCGGCAGTCCGCTTCTGTCGGCAGAAGGGCGAGGATCGGTGATGGCTCATTGGCGACGTAGGATGCGAGCGCGCCGGTCAACAGTGTGGTGAACCCGACACGCACGGGTTTTACCAACGTCACGCGCTCTAGCTCCGGGTCGGAAATGGCATCGGCGATTTCCCGTTGATAGGGCCATAGGGTCACGCGGCCGGGCAACGCCGACACGGCTTCGGGCAGGCGCATATGCGTTTCAATCCAGTCGGACAGACGAAGGCGCGGCGGTGGAACCAGCGCCCGGAGCGCACGGCGGCGGGTTTCGGTCAGGGCTTCACTCATGGGCGATCTCTTCAAGGGTGTCGCGGATTTCGCGATCGATCATCGTTACGTCGTGCGGAGTCAGGTGCCCGAGTCGTTGTTGGATACGAGTCGGCAGGGCGAGCATGGCCGCGCGCACGTCCCGGAGGATGGCCGACCATTCGCGCTCGACTTCCACGGCGGAGATAAGCTCACGGCGAGCGACGGCGTTCGCGGTTTCCAGCTTCTCCGCCGTCGCTTCGGCCGCTCGGGTCTTCGCCGCCGTATAGGCGGGATCGGCACGGCCACGGCCGGAAGTCTTGGACCGCTGGTCGGCACAATAAGCGAGGATCGACGCCCGGAGCGCGTAGCGGGCGCGGGCGGCGCGGGTCATTACGCCCGCCAAGGTCAGTTCGTCAATCCGGCGGCGGGTCAAGCCCAGCCATTCGGCGAGCTCTTCGGCGGTAACCAGCATATCGGTAGGTTGCTTACGGACGGTGCCGACCAGTTCTTCGATGTCCGATAAAATCGTGGAGTCCATTTTCTATTTTTCCTCGCAGATCGAAAAGCCGGGGCTCCGCGCTCCCCGCGACCGCCGCCACCGGGGAAGGACCCGGTTGCTAACGGAGGGGTTCGCTTGCCAGCGGGCTTGCGCGCCTCGAATGAAGACAAAAGCAGTGCATCGGAGGGCGGGACAACGGGACATCCCTAAAGGGATATGTCCCGGTCCGTCCCGGTAGCCCGATGCGAAATGCCGGTGGGACATGGTGAGACTGTCCCGGGACTGTCCCGCCTTGTCCCGGTCACACAAGGTCATCGTCATCGTCTCCGTGGTGACTATCGGTTGCGAACGATTCCTCGCCCCCGATCACGGCTATGAAGTAATGACCGTCAATGAACTCGACGCGGTGTCTCTCCCGGAGCTTTTTCAGGGCTCGGTTGAAGGCGCGCTTATGGCCGCCGCGATCATCCGCCGCCGACAATTCGCCGCTTTCGATACACACATCTCGCCACCTATCCTTCGGTATGCCCCGCCGTCGGTTGATGTGGACGCCTTCGACCTCGATCAGTTCGATCAGGATGCGCAACGCGGACTTCTCGGTTGGCGACAGCGGGTCCCTGCGCTGCGGTGCGCTGCCGGGATCGAGTTCACGGCAAATGGCGGCCGTGATGGAGTCGCCGTCTTCATCGAGCCCGAACGCTTGCGTGCCAATGGTGAAGGCGATGTCACGTTCAGTCGAGCCGTTGCGGTTCTTCGTGAGCTTTGCCCGGACAATGCCATCCTCGCCACGCGACAGATGGATCGACACGTCGAGCGAGCCATTCAAGAGGGAATGCCCGCGCGGTAGTCCTTGCTGTCCGTCCTTGGTGTCGTGGTGAATCAAGATCACGGCCGCGCCCCACTTGGTCAGGGAACGGGCAACGGCGACAACACGCCCCATGCCTTCGGCGCTGTTCTCTTCAAGACCGGGGAACGCCATCGCAAGCGTGTCGATAATGACCAGCGACGGCCGCCGATCCTTCACGGCCGCCTTCAGCCGCTTCAAGTGCTCGCTGCTCTTGTTCAACAGGTCCGACACTCCCGCGACAAGGGCGAAGTCGTCCGCCTCGCCGTGTTCGCGCCGAAGTGCCGCCACGCGGCTGCGCATACCGTGCTGATCTTCGGCCGCAACGTAGAGCACGCTGCCCTGCCGAACGCGCATCCCGAAAATGTCCCGCCCTTGCGCAACGGCATAGGCGAGTCGCGGGGCAAGAAGGGACTTACCTACGCCCGGCGCGCCGACGATGCAGGCCACGTCGCCCTCGGCCACAAGACCCTTGATCACATATCGGCGGGCGTCGCTGGCGCTGCACTGCGACGGCTTCAGGAAGGTCAGCCCGTCGGTTTCGGCGTTCGCCTTGCCGCCGACAAGCTCTTCAATGTCGGCGTCTATTTCAGCCTGTTCTTCGGCAGTCGGAATCTCGTCGAACGCCTCCTCCCGGCGCTTCTCTTCGGCCATGTCCTCTGCGACCTGCTTTCCATAGACATGGTTGAGGATCGACGGCAGGGACGCTACTCGCTCTTTCCAGCGCGAGTCCCGGTGCTCTTCCGGCATACGGTCGAACGCCGCCCGAAGGCGCTGCATGGCCTCGATATAGGGCACGCCGTCGGCCGCCCACTTGCCCGCCAAAGCAATGGCCGCCGGGTGGTAGGAATCGCCGGTCGCGATGGCATCGAGATAGGCGGCTTCATCGAAGCCGTGATTGTCGTTCGCGGTCTTGGTCCGCCCGCGCTTCCATTTCGCCGTTGCATCCAGATCGGAAGCGTTATCTACATACCGCCCGTCCACAAGATAGGTCCGCACTTTCGGACGGTCCGTCACGTTACCGCCGTAGTAGCTCTGGGACAGGGTAAAAGACGCATCGTCGAGCGCCCCGCCGAAAATGCCATTGAGCCTCGCCATATGGCGTTCGCGCTCACCCGGCGGAAGTTCCTCGCAAAAAGGGGCAAACACACGCCAGCGGGGCGCGTCGGGGGAATGCGAGGGCGTCGTGTATACGGCCGCCACGATGCCCGCTTCGGCGAGCATGTCGCGGGCATCTTCGGGCATGATCTCTTCGCCGTCATAGTCGGCTTCGATGCCGCTCACAGCGACGACGTTGCCGTTGCTCCGGAAGGAATGGCCAGACGGCGACGCCGCCCGGTTGTTCCCGAAGACCGCCATCTTGAACCAAGGTAGCTTCGCCTTGTCGTCCGCTTCCGTCCCTTCGATCAGGGCGGCAAGCTGCCGGAGCGACAACCGCATGTCTTCCTTTTTCGTCGCGGCCATGGTGGGGAAACGCGTCATGCGGATCGGCCGGTCCAAGGTCGGCGAGCCGACCAAATCGTCTTGCTCATCAAAGAGATTCGTGGTATCATAATACCGCTTCAC